ATCTAAAGGCACTAATCTTGATGGTAATTGGGTTCCTACTGTTACGTCAAGATTTGAAAAAAATACTTTACAATTTTATACCAATGGTACTGCGTCAGTTGGTAGTGTTACACTTGGTAGTTTAAATTCATCTAATACTAATAATGTAGCTTTAGAAGCTGATTTGTCTGGCGTTACTGCTGCTACTATTAATGACCTACGTCAGGCGTTTCAGATTCAGAAATGGTATGAACGTGCAGCTCGTGGAGGTACTCGCTATACTGAAATTCTTTTGAGTTTCTTTGGTGTCAAAAGTCCTGACGCTAGGTTGCAACGTCCTGAGTATTTAGGTGGTACAACTCAGCGAATTCAGATTACTCAGGTTCCACAAACTTCTGCTACAGATGAAAAAACACCGCAAGCTAATCTTGCGGCATTTGGTTTAAGTGGTACTAAGCGTCATGGCTTTATTAAGTCTTTTGTGGAACACGGTTGGATTATTGGCCTTATGTGTGTTCGTTCAGATTTGACTTATCAGCAAGGTATCAACCGTATGTGGTTACGTAGTACTAAATTCGATATTTATTGGCCGCCTTTCGCACATTTAGGTGAACAGGTTGTAACAAATGAAGAAATTTATGCACAAGGAACTGCCGCTGATAAGGAAGCATTTGGTTATCAAGAGCGATATGCGGAATATCGTTATTATCCTTCTATGATTACAGGTGAAATGCGTAGTACTTATGCTCAAACTCTTGATTTTTGGCATTTGGCTCAAAAGTTTGATACTCTCCCCCAGCTTAACGAGGAGTTTATTGAAGAAAATGTTCCTATTGAACGTGCAGTTGCTGTAATAGATGAACCACCGTTTATAGCAGACATTTGGTTCGATATGAATTGTGTTCGTCCTATGCCTGTTTATAGTGTTCCTGGTCTTGTTGACCACTTCTAATGTGAGGTGAAAGGAGATGAATAAATGGAGAGTATCGCAAACATTACTGTTATCGTTGTTGCTGTTTTAGTTGTTTTAAAATCTTTTATGTTGATTTAAAGGAGTGGTTTTATGAATAAGTATTGGACTGCTTTTTGTGCCGCTGTTAGTGCCTTTATCGGTTACTTGACAGGCGGTGCGTTTTAATGAGTTTTCTTTCTAATTTAGCAGGTAGTATTTTTGGTAATGCTTTAGGTAATGCCGTTAATTCAGCTTTTGATTTAAATTCTTATGAAAAAAAGGCTGAGATAGATTATAACTATACAAAAAAGTTATGGGATTATCAGATGCAGAATAAGCATCAGCTTGAAGTTGGTGATTTAGAAGCTGCAGGTCTTAATAAGATTTTATCAGCGACTAATGGTCAGGCTGTTAGTGCTACGCCGATTAGTGGTAGTTCTTCTAATAATCAAACTAATTTAGGTACTACTGCCATTGAACTTGCTATTCAAGATAAGGAAGCTGATATTGCTAATAAGCGTGCGGATATTGAGTTAAAAAATTCACAGACTGAAGCACAGGATGCTGCTACTCGTGAGTTTGAATCACGTACTAATCGAATGCGTGCTATATATCAAAATAAGGTTGATAAGGCTAATATTGGTTATATAGCTGCAGAAACTGGTAAAAGTTTTGCTGAAACTCAGAAAGTTTATTCTGATATTCAATATGCTTATTCGCAATTGCAGGCTTATATAGCTAAAGTAAAATCGGGTATTGCTCTTGACCGTGCTCAAATTGGTCATTTTGTTGCTTTGACTTCTAAAGTTGCTAAGGAAGCAGAATCTATTGGCGTTGATATTTCTTTAAAGAATGCTGATTTGAATTCTTGGACTCGTAAGCTTGAGAATAAAACTGCTGAGTATCAGTACGAATTTTTAACTGACGGTGCAGGTGAAATTGCTTATAAATTTGGATATGGATTAAATGTTATTAATCCTTTTGATTATGGTGGTTTTAGTATAGGTTCAGGTGCTAAGCGTGCAGGAATACGTACTCGTTCTGCTAATATGGATAAGTGAGGTGTCGAAATTGGCTAAAAAATATCGTCGTAAACTTTCTCGCCGTGGCTCTAAGCGTTTGTTTACAGCTACGGCTTCAAGAACTCGTAAGGAAAATACCCCGCATTTTGTAATGCGTGGTGGTATTAGGATGTAATGGTTTGTTATCATCCTAACTTGGCTTATCAGCACAAGTTTAAGGTGAATCCGAATACAGGACGGCCGTTGTTTGTGGTAGTCGGAAAAAGCGGCACTCCCCCATTTACAGCGGCTAATCCTTCTTCGGACTGGATAGAAAAATATGTAAGATGTGGTCAGTGCATTGGTTGTCGATTAGATAACGCCCGTTCTTGGGGCGTTCGTGGTGTTCACGAAGCTAAAATGCATGATAAAGCTTCTTTTTTAACACTTACTGTTAATGATGACCATATGTATTGGTCTACTCAATCAGGTGAGCAAACTTTAAATTATGATGTTGTTCAAAAATTTTTCAAGCGACTTCGTAAAAATACTGGTCAATCTTTTCGTTATATTTGTTGCGGTGAATATGGTCCTAATACTCATCGGCCTCATTATCACGTTCTTTTATATGGTTTAGATTTTAAGGAAGACCGTTATTTTTATAAGCTAAATAATTATGGTGACCCTTATTTTATTTCTCCCTTTTTAGATGACTGTTGGCAGCAAGGAAATTGTTGTATTGGTCAGGTTAATTTTCAAACCTGCGCTTATGTTGGCCGCTATGTAACTAAGAAGTTAAACGGAGAGCAAGGGAAAAAAGAATACGAGCATATTGATGAACCTTTTATACATGCTTCTAATAGGCCAGGAATTGGTGCTACATGGTTTGAACAGTTCCATAAGGATGTTTACCCTTATGACCGCTGTGTAGTCAATTATAACGGCAATATGAGGCAAATACGGCCACCACGTTATTATGATAAGCTTTTAGAAAAAATGGACCCTGAAATGTATGATTATGTTAAAAGTAAGCGTGAAGAAAAAGCTGAAAAATTTACTGAGGATATTTATAACGATAGGTTATTTTATAAGGAACTTTATAAGATAAAAGTTACTGAAGAATCATTAAGGAGAGATTTAGAATGAAAAAAGTTTATACTATTTATGACAAAAAAGCCCTTTCTTATTCCCCTTTGCTTATGGTGTTTGATAACCGTGTTTCTGCACTTCGTCAGTTTGAACAGCTCTGCCGTTCTGAAGGTAGTTTAGTAAATCGTTATCCTGATGATTTTGCTTTGTACTGTCTTGGTAATTTTGACGAAGAAAAAGGTAAACTTTTTTCTTATGATGTACCCGAACATATTCTTGATGCATCTGAATATGTTATTGCTAATTTGAGTAAATAATAAGATATGAAAAAAAAGAGGGGTTACGTCCCCTCTTTTTTTGAAATGTTGCCCGCGGCAGGCGCCTAAATTAAAGGAGTGATAATATGAAATTTAGAACGCAATATGATGATAACATTCGCAAACCTAAAGAAGGTATTGTTTTTGAGAAGCTTTCTCGAACAGTTCAGAGCGAAGCTGATATGTGTGATCTTAACCGTATAATGGATAGGTATGCTTTGCCAGAAGCATTTGCATTTGCTAGAAGTGTACCTGAAACCTGTGAGGCAATGTATGGTGATTTTAGCACTTTGGAAGATTATCAGACTTCTATTGCTGTAGTACGTAAAGCCGAAGAAGACTTTGCTAATCTGCCTTCTAATGTTCGTGCTTATTTTGACAACAATCCAGCTAATATGTTACAATTTCTTCAGGAACCTGAAAAGAATTATGAAGAAGGTGTTAGACTTGGATTATTCAAGCCTCGTGAATTCAACGATAGTGGCTCAGATTCTTCTTTTTCCGTGGTTAATACTGGTAGTTCTTCTACCAGTGGCTCTGATAATTAAACTTTTAAAGTGGATTAAGAAGTAATTCGCACGTTAGTGCGCCTGGCACAGTTACTACTTGTTCTAACTGTGCCAGGTGACACCTTTTTAATGAGCCCATAGGCGAATGTTAAAAAAAGGGGTCAAATTTTGCGAAGCAAAATAAAATATAAAGATATTAAATGTCTTTATTTCCCGAACATTTGTCTTCCGCTAATATATATTATGTAAAATTTGTAAAAGGAAGCCGAACGCAAAAACAG